TTGTCTTGTAATAATTCATACTAGAACTATTCATTGTAAAACCAGGAATTAAAATAATAGTCAGATCATAATTCATAATATATTATAATCTTATTTAAAATTCCTAAGAAATATTCTGTATACTTTTTCTTTCTTAATAATATTTTTATGACTTCTTTTTTCTGGATATTGATTCAGATAATATTTAAGATCGTTTTTTGTAAAAAAAAGTTTATCATAAATGACCTTGATGAAAATCTTTTATAGAGATAAAAATATACTTATTAAAAAAAGTTTTAAGATTCGTTAAATTATCTTGTTTGTTGATGACTTTAAGGTATTCTTTATAACTATTCATTTGATTTAATCTATTGAGATAATCATGATATAATTCTATGTTTATTTCGCTCATATTATTAATAGTGTGTGATTAGTAGTTTTAAATATTTATTATTCATTAAAGGCATTAAAAATTCGGTGAATAAATAAATAATATTTACATAGTCGTATTGATAAAACTATGTAAACCCTTCCACCATTCTTTATTTTTCTTTTCATTGTACTCTTTCATATACTTTTCTTCTATTTCTTTTCCATATTTTTCTTTGTATAGTTTTAAAACATCTTCGCATGTTTTTATATATTCTGATGAGACAACTTCAGAGCCTTCATAATTAGTTTCAATGAATTCTTTCATATTATCAAAACTGCTTATTAGAGTTTCATATTTATCTTTTAATTTTTCATTTTCATCTCTAGATGTTTCTAAATCATATTCTAATTCTTGGATAGTTTGTTGTTCATCTGTGCTTTTCAGAATATCAATCTCGCATTCTGCTTTAAATAGTTCATTTTGTGTTTCAGAAAGTTCTTTATTCATCTTATCAATTACATTAACAGCATGTGGTAATTCGTTATAATGATCAATCATTTGTGGTTCCATTTTAAATTATAGAGATAATTTATTTATGATACATAAAAAATAATAATATGATATCAAATTTTAGGTGAATAGTAATCATTAAAAAGTCAGTAAGAATATTAATCTTCAATAAAAGCATATTCATCCATAGGTCTTTTTCTTCTGTTTTCAAAATTAGATAATTCTTCACTTATTTCTGATAATTTAAGAGGTTCAGAGTTATTTTCTATAAATTCTTCATCTGAGATTGTTTCATATTTTTCAATTTTGTTTTTGATAAGGATTTCCATAATTTTATCAATTTCATCTCTATCGGCATCTAGTTCTAATAATTCAGAAGTTCTGATATTAAACAGATAAAATCTTTTATTATCGTTAGGATATAATTTTTTCCACATAAAAGCATAAACAACAAGTTGTAATTTATTAGTAATCGTTAAATTCTCGGTACATTTTAATTCATAAATATTATTTTCATTTGTAGAAATATCTAAGGAACCGATTAGTTCTATCTTCCCATATTTATTGTGATCCATTATAAGACTTAATGGTATTTCAAATTCTAATCGTTGATCTCCAAAAACGTTATCCATATTAGTTTTACATTTATTGAAGTGATGATTTTTCAACCAATCATAATCCCTGATTTGATTTAGATTAGATAATATCCCACTACTAATGGATTCTCTAACGTTTGCTAATCGCAAATAATCTTTTAAATTAAAATCGTCTAATGATTTAGGTAATCTGTAAAATTCTCTCTTAATTAATCCTCCCTTAATTTTTTTTGTTTTGATAAAATCTATAATTGAAGATTGATTATTTCTGAGATATTCATAATGAGCGGGGATTGCTACACCATTTAGATGGGAAACATCTTCTATTAATTCACCAATAGTAATATTTCCGGGTATTTTAAAATTAGTTATCGCCTCGGAAGTTTGTTTAAATATACCTGAATTGATTAGAGGGCATATTAATAATTCATTGCTTTGCGATAAATGATTTGTTAATTTAGTTACTGCGATTTCATAGGGTTTTTCTCTTTTTATATTACGTATTATATTACTTTCAATATCAACTACTTTACAATATTTTTTCTTTTTTAATTCATCTACCGACATTTTGATGAATGGTACAGAATTTTCATTATGATCATGAATTAAAATAAGTTCGGTATCAGCACGAGTTATACCAACAAGCATAGGATTTGTAATCTTATCAGTGGGGTCAGTTTCATCTGCATAAAATTTAAAATAAGATTCATCAAAACCGAAAGCGATAACTAATTGTTTTTCGCTTCCTTTTACTTTGTGATAATTAGTCATTACAATTTTGTTGCGACAAACTTCATCATTTGTATAATCATTATCAGATTTAGGAATATGTATTTTAATTTGTTTGTGATGAATAGCAATATAGTTTTCTAGATGTTTTATAGGAATATTACCAGATATGATAGAAGGTGCTAAAATATAAACTTCATTAACATCATATCCTTTTATTTTATCAACTAAGAATTTAAATAATCCTTCATCATCGTAAGAATCACATTTAACATATATGACTGGTTTTGGTTTATCAATCTTTGATAAAGAAGTATATTTAGTGAATCCATAAACAGCTTCATTAATAAATGAAACCATATGTTTAGTTAATCTAAATGTTTTAGTAAGAGTTTTTTTAACAAATCCACCTTTAAATTCTAATTTATCACACAAGGTTAAATAACGACTATCGGCACCTTTAAATTGGAAAATAGACTGATCAACATCACCTATGATTAGAAATACAGGTTTAATATTCATATCTTTGATAAATTTCATAAGATATTTGTAGTGTGCTTTTGTCATGTCTTGAATCTCATCAAGGACAATAAATTCATAATCTATTTTCTCAAAGGGTTCTATATCTCTGCTTAAGATTTCATAAATATCTTCATCATTATAAGCATCTGTTAGGTAATGATCTCTTGGTGCTGAGTTATAACTATGAACACGGCAATTTTTAATATTATTCTTACTTACTTTATCTCTTGTTTCATCTTTTAGTTTACTTGAGAAAGTGAGAACAAGAGTTTTTTTATTGTATAATTGTGTGATTACAAGAGATAATGTAGTTTTTCCAGCACCGGGACAGGCATTTACAACGCATGATTTATCAGATAAAATAACATCTTTAACTCCATTTTGTTCATCTGTTAACACTACTTCTGATAAAATAACCATATTTTAATAGTATTATTCATTTAATAATTTTAAATAATTAAACAAAATATCAAATTTATAGTGAATACTAAGTAGTATTATCAGGCGGTTGACATAAATAATTAACTTCATGATATACAAATTCCATAATACATTGTTCAGCTTCTTCTAGAGAACGCCATACACGTGAATAGTTAGACCATTGCCATTTACCGATTTTCGGTAATCTATCAAAGATATCTTTTTCGAATTCATTTAAATCCGCTCCTTGATAAGTTAATGGTATATTATCAAATTCATTTAATTTGTGTTTGTCTATATCTCGGATATTATTACGTATCCAATCATAATATGAGATAATACTCTCACCAGCTTCTTTAACTACTGCTCGATCAAAAGATAAACCATTCTCTATATGTTTAAGTATTATATTACGTGAATATTTATCTTTATATTCTAAAAATTCTTTTTCATCTTTCGTTAAACGATTCATCAATGTCATTATAATATTTTAATGAATAAAATTTTTAAATAATATTTAAAATTATGAAATTTATATATAAATATATGGATTTTTCAGAAGGAGAATATGGCGCTGAAGAATATAAAAAATTCAAACGTATCTTTGAAAAAAAGACATATTTAATGTTATGTATTGAAGAACCATTAGATACAATCATAAGTGAAGATAAAGATATCGTTATTTATGATAATAGAAAAGATTATTATGAATATTCTGAATTACCTGATAATATAAAAAATAAATATGTAAATTATTTACATATAAGATCAAAAAATAAACCGATTACATTAAAAGATGTTTTAACAAGTATGATGAATGATAAATTTTATAGTATTCATAATAAACCGATGTATGAATATTTTAATCATACATTTTTAGAGAGTATTTACCAGAGTAATAAATCTAATATTCAATATGAATTATTTTTAGGGAGTTAATAGTATATTTATCAATTATTTTTTAGTTCTCTTGCTGACGGATCTATTTCCTTAGACCAATTTGGTAACCAAAAATGAGGTATCACATTATTTTTTTGAGGATAATAATTTTCAAAAATTTTTCTATAATAATAACTTTCTTTAGTCATAGGTGTATTAAAATTATATTTATCTTTATTTTCGATGAATTCTTTATAAGTAATAATATTATCAATATGTTCTTGAATAATCTTATGCCATGATCTCTTTTCGGACGAGCATCCATCTGAAAAGGCTTCTTTTTGTCGCCATAAGATATCATTTGGGATAATATTTTCAGATTCAAATGCTTTCCTTAATAAATATTTTTCTATTTTTTCTTTTGAATACATCTTAAATTCGGGATTTATTTTCATAAAAAATTTAACAAATTCTTTATCTAAAAATGGTGTCCGTGCTTCAAGGCTCCACTCCGATGAGACACTCCTATCACTCCTCAATCCATCAAAAAAATGTATTTCTCTTAAAAGTTTATTACATTCCTTTTGAAAATCTTGCGATGAAGGAGCATTTCGCATATAATAATAACCACCAAGAACTTCATCACTCCCATCTCCATTAAAAACAACTGTAATATCTGTATTTTCTTTAATATATTTCGCGATTAAAAAATTCCCAACACTTGCTCTGATTGTTGTAACATCATATGATTCAATAGTTTTAATAACGTGAGGGATAGCATTAATAAAATCTTCTTCTTTACATTCAACTTGATGATGATTAGAACCTATATATTTTGCGACCTTAGTAGAGTATTCAAGATCAGTAGCTCCTTTTATTCCGATAGCAAATGTATTTAGTGGATTTTTTGTATCTTTAAAATATTTAGAAATAATACCACATATTAGTGAACTATCAAGACCCCCACTTAGTAATGCTCCAATAGGTCTATCAGATAATAGTCTCTTTTGTACAGCATTTATTAATCTGCTTCTAATTCCTTCTAAAATAAATAAATTATCATGTGAATAATCTATTTTAAAATCATAATCATAATAATTCTTATGAATAGAAGTTTTATTTATTAAATCATATTCTAAATAATAACCAGGATTAAATTGCTTGGTATAAATTGTTAAATCGTGAATTGATTTTAGTTCGGATGATAAAAAAATATCATTGTGTTCATTGTATCCTATGAAAAGGGGTCTAACACCATAAGGATCTCTACTGATAAAAATTTTATTAATATTACTATCATATATTATTAATGAAAATACGCCATCAAGTTCATTACATGTTTTTTCAAATCCTAACTTTTGATACATATATAAAACTACTTCACAATCAGAATCAGAATTAGTTTGAATATTATATTTTTCTTTGAGAATCTTATGATTATATATTTCACCATTACAAATCAAATAAATATTATTATCAGAGAATGGTTGATTACCTTCATCCGATAAATCATTGATTGCTAGTCTATGAAAACCCAAAGTAATATTATTAATATCTTGTAAAATACTATAATCAGGGCCTCTTTTTTGAATTCTTTTAAAATTTTGTTTTGTATCTATAGATGAACTATTACTAATATGACAGAATATACCACACATTTTAATTAAATTAATGAATAATATTTTAAATAAAAAATAATAAATGAATTATTTTTAGGGAGTTAAAAATAGAAATCGCCGAAGACGCAGACGGGGCCGGTTCTCTCCCAGTAGTTCTTATTCATACCTCTTTCTTGCTTTAAGATAAGTCTCCCATAAATTTCAGCTTCATTACTAGAAAGCCATATAAAACCATATTCATTATTAAAAGGAATAATCTTTGGATACATATGTTCATCTAAGAATTTTTCTATATTCTTCTTCCATTTATCATTAATAGTAGTTTCTTCTCTATATATGACAAGAGTTGTAGTATCTATGTCATACAAGTCTAG